CTGCGGTATTCATCCACCGTTTGATTTGTCGTTCATCGTCATCGCTCCGTTTTCCAGAATAAAAATCACAATACCATTGCGTCCATCCATACGGATGCGTTTCATTGATCCATTTTTTTTCTTCCCAATATTCTAATGTTGTACCGACTTTCACATTATATTTATTTATTGTTTTGTCGTAATCGTCCCATGCAGAAGTTAACCAATGTTCTGAAAGATTTTTCCACCAACTCTTTGGATATTTTTTATGCTGGTTATTGATTTTTTTCTTCAATATAGTTGAGTAAATTGGTCGCCAATAAGTCCCGCCAAAACTACCCATTTTAAATATTTCTTGTGGTGTCAGGTTCGGAGTGAAACCAGGATAATCTTTGAATATAATCAAACCGTTTTTGTCTTTTTTTGGTGCCATGATCTTTATTTAATATAACTAAATGTAAAAAAATGAAAAAATTGATTAAAAAATCCCCCTATAAAATTATAACTATATTACCGACAAAATGGAAAATATCATACGGCACGAGATGGGAGGGGGGATAAACAAAACAAAGCTTGTTTATAATAAAAATTTAATAAACCTAGTTGACGAGACACGAAAAACATACAATATACAAAATGGAACACTTATTGACGAAGAACTCGCAGGAGTATTGCGAGAGCATCTAAATTTGTTTCGCAAAAAAATAGATATTTGTTATGAAGGGGGATTTGGTAACCAAGATTATTATGCGTTTATTATATGTCTTTGTTTCGCACAATCTGTTTTAGTAGAGTGTAATGATTGGGATGATTTTTCAAAAACAAACATTAAACAAAAAGTTTCTATTACGCCAGTTGCTTATGATACTAAATGTTGTTGTGGGCATAATATTAGAGATGTATATAAGTTTGATGGCGACTACGCATCTGCAATTGTTGGAAATGTTTGTGTGGAGAAAAGTACCATTACAAATTCATCTGTTAAAGAAAAAGTAAAAATTCTTAAAAAAAAAAGGTCAAAGGATAAGTCCCTATCCACAAGAAGAAAAAAAATCGCCGAAGAAGACAAAACACAAGAATGGTATAAAACCGCAAGACGCTGTCTCGGGACAGATGATAGAATATGCAAGACAAAAATTTTGCGCAAAGAATCTTACTGGAAAACAAGATGTATTTCGTGCTATAAAGATTACAATACCAATACTACTAATACTGATACGAATGAAAGATGTTGTATTGGGACTGGTGATAGAATATGTAAGACAAAAATTTCATGCGAAGAGCCGGAGTGGAAGAAAAGATGCAAATTATGTTATAAAGAACACAAAGGATAGAAAGAAAAAGTATTGTAGTTAAATTTGGAGTGAACACTTGATAATCTTTATTTAATATAACTAAATATGTTTTAAATATTAAATAAAGAGAAAAGTATTATAAATAACTAAAACTATGAAAGTAAAACGTGGCAAAAAATCAAAACAAGAAAATAAAATCGTTGAATTAGATAACAATATTGTACGTGAATATTTGAAGGAACACAATGCCAAAAAGTTGTCGGTGAATTATCTAAAGAGGAAACTCAATATTAAAAGTAGAAAAGTATTATATTACTGTCAACATTCTAATCACATTGAACTAGTTAAACCGTGGGAGGTCGGTTCATCCAAGCATACAGTTGATGTTTTCAAATATAAGGCTTAGACTTTTCCCAAAAATGATTTGGATTGACTATAAAATGAGAACATATCAAGAAATGACACGAAGCGTAGTAACACATATTCGATGTTAAAAACCAATGTAATAAATATATTTTTATGTTTCATGGTTTAGCTAAAATGTGCTAACTATTTTTTAGGATTAATTATTGGCTTTGAATTTGAAATACCTGGATGGTCAGGGGGCTCCCACTTTGAACCATTCGGCAGGGAGAACTCACTCAATAGGTTTGGAGAAATATTGGGTGTTTTATTTCGCGAACTATCATTTATTTCGTGTAATAACTCGATGATGTATTCTTGATTTTCTTGCAGTTTTAGAATTTTAATCTCTAGACTTTTGAGACTTGTCATTCTAATATAGCATGGTAATATACATTTAATCTGTTTAAAGTATAATTAATATTTACATTATGGTTTATAATAGATCGCACAATAAACTTTACCATTTATTTTTTTTCACGTTAATTCGTGGACCACTACTGCGCTTCACGTAAGACTGAGGGTCGTATGTTTCTTCTTCGTCGTCCGAACCAATATTTTTAGACAATTCCCAAAATTCTTTTGATCCCAATCTGAAATCTTTTTGTGCTTGCGCTTTGTACCAAAAGATTTGATCTTGCAATTTGTTTGATTTCGCATTATTATTAATCACTAAACACTCATAATTTTCAGTACATTGGTCCATTACTTGACAAAAAGACTCAAATGTCGGGAACATACCCGCGAAGTTTTCGTAGATACGCTTACGATTGGCAATGTATGGTTCGCGCAAAATAAAGACATAGTCAATATTGGTTCTCAGGGTCGGTGGGATACCCAACGGATATTGCATAGTAATGATAAGCATAATCTTCCAATGTCTTCCATTCATGAATAGTAAACGCATTAATTTGTCTTTTGACCACGAATTATCATATAGACAGTCATCCAAAATAACAAACGCTCTCGGATCAATATTACACTTTTTGTACGTGGCAAGTTGTTTGTTTACTTGTTTCAATACAACCTTTTGTCTTTTCAAAATATTGGCAATAATAGACGAACTATATTCATCATGAATGAACAGTTTGGGAACGTGATCGCTATAAAAACCGTTGCCGGCTTCTGTACCCGAAATAACAGTGCCCAACGGAATATCTCGATGATGGAATAATAAATCACGAACCAAGAAACTCTTTCCTGTATCTCTTCTACCAATTAAGACAACGACGGGACCTTTATTTTCGTCTTTTTTGAATGTGATATGACTCATACTAAATTTCTTAAGTTCTAG